GTGACTAATGTTACGTTCTCGCTAGATGATAAGGCCATCTTATACCTCCTTCAATGCCCGGACTTCTGTCCGCAAATTTTGTATCGCTCCCACTAATTTGCAAGTAAGGCTTCTAACCTTTCTCATTCAATTCCTCTTCTAGTTGTACAATTCTACGTTCTAATTCATCAATATATAATTGCTGCAACTCCTGCCCTTCCCATAATCTGGTTATCATCCCACCTAGATTGCGCTCTGTCTCCCACTCGTCCCTAGTGGGCATCCAAGGCAATCTATGCTCCGTGGCAGTTACTTGCCTAACTTCTTGTAAGTTCCATACCTTTGCCATAATATTCCTCAAAAACCCAGTCTGTTAGGATAGAGTTATCGTCGTAGACAGCCACGGCGTTGATGGTTCCCGCTGACTTCATGCCCCCAGAAGGTGCGCCCACCATGAGTGCGCCGTCCATCCTCGTATTACCAGAATCCACAAGCAGGGCATAGGCATCAGTGATGGTCACGCTACCACCGGCACCGGGTGCGCCAGCAAGCCTCAGAGTTGACGCTATGTCTACGGTTACAGAACTTGTATCTGTAATCGTCATAGCTTCCATATTGACCATCTGTTGCTTACTGGTTACCTGAGTTGTACCAGTTAGGGTCAGAGTAAACGCAGAGAACTCGGCAAGCTCGTATACCGCTGTGGCATGAGATGTCCTAGTTTGATTCGGAGTATGAAAACGATGTGCATAGACTCCGTAAGCAGTAGCAGAAGAACGTGTGTCGATTTCGTAATAAAGATCTCCACTATCAGAGAGGCGAAAGCCAGGATATGTGTTAGTAACGAATGTACCATAGAGCGTACCAGTGGGGTTCAACGTCAGGTCGCCCGTGCCTGTGCTAATAGTAGACGTCTGGTTAAATTTCAGTCCTCCATCAGCCTCCAGACGCAGCTTTTCCGTGAGGCTTGCGGCCCCACCTGCCATCGTAGACCACACAAAGGCCATTCCGATGTCACCAGCGGCAGGAGAACTATCTTCCACTTCAGCATGAAATGTTGCCGCAGTTGTGGCAAAGTCCACGCCATCAGCGGGCAGGAAGTTCAACCTTCCTACCAAATCATTGTCCGCTACAATCGTATTGCCTGCAACGCTGGCATTACGAGACTTCACAAACTGCAACTCCGCAGGAGTAGTATCAGCACTAAAGGCTCCAATAATTACACTGGAGTCAACTGCGCCGCTACCAAGAACCTGCAATTCCGCAACTGTATTGGCCGTGATCTGGGCCGTATGCCCAATAATCAGCCCTGTGCCATTGGCAACAAAGAGATCTGCGCTAAATGTCTGAGTTTCATCCCATGTATGGGAAGAGTCTATAATCGCCCCGGGTGTAAGGTAGTGGTTAACCATATCGCCTCCTTATGTGCTCTCAACTACGCCGGTGGAGAAGTATCCGTTAAGTGCCGCACAATTCACCAGAAGGTTAGCCGTGCCCGCATCAGTCAGTGCCTCAACTCCACCTACTCCCGTAGTTCCAAACCCATGATTGATTCTCGCCTCTGTAGCAACACCGGTCGGGACCTCTGCGTAGGCTGTACTTTCATTGATGCCGAGCATGTGGTCCAGAGTAACAGCGGCATCCATATCCTGGCTCCACTCCCACCGTGTCCAATACATAGAGGTATCCCTCCACTTGAACGCAGCGGCAATAGGGGACGATGTCGAAGCAAATATCTTCGCAAGACTTGCAGACACCCAGGTCGCAGGCACCGTCCAGGTTACAGACCCATCCTGGGCAAGAGATATTCCACCGCTTATAGTTCCGTCGGTGTCCGACGTGTCTGTCCACGCAGCGCCGTTCCAATAGGAAGCGGTCAGTACCGTGGAACCAGTTGAGTTCGCCCCATCCACATCAATGTTGACCCCCCGGAACGGGACAGCCGACCCGACATAGACGTACCGCCCTGCCGCCAGGCTGCTCAGATCAACACTTGTTGCCGTTGATCCGTCCTGGGCGACAGTAGAATAGTCCAGTGGAGTGGTATTAAGGCCGTCTGAAGAGTCGGCCTTCAGGATCACGAGATAGGGACATAACGCATACCTTGCCACAACCGCTGTGGCAAAGTTGCGAGGCATGAGAGCGACATGCTCGGTACCTAGTATAAAAGGCGTAAACGCAGCCGTAGTAGTCAGGGCGACGCCCTTGGATGCTCCGGCCAGTCTCTGATGGCCCAGATTAGCGGCCAATATTTCTGTTGGCATTATTACCTCCTTGGTCTATCCATCCCATCCAGACCTCTTGTTAGGGAGGAGGATATATATATTTTAAGTATTTAGTCAGGGACTACAGCAGTTGCCACTGCACCAATGGCGGTATAGGCGTTAGCCTCCCACCCAATAGTATTATTGATTTTTGTGACATACACTATCTCTGTATCGGTGCACAGATATTCTTTAGTCCCGTCACAGTCCTCACTGTTGATCTCTTCTCCGCTTCCTACGGGAGTACGCAACTCAAAGTTGCCCCCTGCATTGCACAAAATAGTAATTCGATGACCTTCTGGAACGCTCACTAAATGTGGAAGCGTGATAAAGTCATTGGCATCGTTGGTTACTGCTAAAACAGAAACCTGGGTTACGCTACGCCCTATACTGCGACTCCTGGTATCCGCAGCCGTAGCACTGGGCTTTACGACATGTGTGGGAGATGGATTTCGTCCTGCCATTGCTCGATCCTCCTTCTAGTTATTTCTTTTCATCTTTTTATATGCAACGGTGCGTACTACCGTACACCCCGCTGTTTTACATACTGACCCTAAACTTTTATCATACCTATGGGTATGTTGAGGAATATCAGACACTATTGTCTGGGTAGGCACAGATCCTCGTTGCTCAGCAAAGCCCTGTATAAGCTGCTGGTTGCTAACTAGAATCTGGCGTTGTAGATCTCTGTCTTCTTCCTTAACGCGGTCGTCTCGTTCTCTCAACAATGCCGCGTGAGCCCTCTTGTGGGACTTCTGCACATGAGCCTCCAACGCATCCTGGTGAGGAACATGCGCCCTTCTGCATTCCTTGAACCCTAAGCCTTCAATTCGGTGATAATCTGGAGAGGCTGGGTTTAGTGGGCAAAACAGGTCTTGACCATAATTGGGCGCAATATGAGGGTTCGCAAAGGTGTACATCTTAGTGCCATCTTCATGTGTCATCTGCGCCACCTGCCAACGGAACCAATGAGGGCACTCGTTATAGTCACCTGTCTTGGTATTCCAGTACGGCAAGTATCCCTTATATCTAAGAGACGTTACTCTGGACGCAGCTGGAGATGACTCCGAAGGAGTGCTGATAATCTCTCCCACCTTCATAAAGCCATCGGGAACATCCGTTGTAGGCTCCGGCTCCTCGGCTATCGCCTCACGCCATGCTTCTTCTGCTTCTGCCGTTGCTATCGTATCTGGGGTTGTCATATCTAACTCCTAACAAGCTGACCCGCAGGGCCAAAACTAGAATGCTTTCTTCTGCTACGCTTCTTTTCCTCTACCATATTCTGAAATGCTGCCTGTAGATCCGAGGGCTCAATCTCCCTGTATGGAGGCTTCACCCGCAGTTCATCTGCTATCTCCTGTAGCTCAGCCACGGTATGCCAAGCTATACCTTTACCGTTCTCGACCTGGCCCCCTGGTATCATAACCTGGTCTGCCTTAAATTGACTGGCTGGTCCCATATATACATACGCTGTGACCAACCTGTCGTTCCGCACGACCCTTAGTACCTGAAAGCGACTCTTAGATTTTCCGCTCCGTGAGGGCAGGTTCAACTCAGCCAGCACATAGCAAGGCTCGTCAGCTACTACCGCCCTCGTTACCGTGTCCAGGGCAGAGGTCATCCTGAAATGGACAACCTCTGCTCCCGGTTTTTCTGCTAATCTAGTCATACATCCTTACGCTGGCGCCGTAGCGTCACCTATAATCTCACGAGTCCAGTTGGCAAGACGTAGCCCATAAGCAAACTCATCTGTCATAAACAGACTGTCGCCACCACCGGCTATGTGAGGCTCACGCTTGGATTCAGTCCTGATCGTCATGCCTTCTACCAGTATCCATGCCGACTTGGAGAACACGAAGTTCTTGGCATCGTCAGATCCATCAATGCTGATATTACCATCCTCATGTATGGACACATTGGCGATTGGCAGGGTGAAGGCAGACTGGAATACAGTCG